ACAAGAAGGGAACCAACTCATGTTCATCAAGCAGTTCCGCGAGCAAGACGTTCGCATCGCAGATCCACTCCGACCGGGTCGACGGATCTTTGAGACTCGTCTGAACTCGAACAACAACCACTCCTACATCCACGACAACGTGGAGTACCTGGCTGACGACGAGGGCTGGATCGAAGTACCCGACGAGGTCGGGGTTCTGGCCAAGCGCTTCCGAGGGACGAGGGGCGAGCGCTACTTCACCCCCGACGAGGTCGACGAAGAAGTCGTCGCTGGCCGCATCAAGCCCGAAGAGGTCGAGGAGCCTGTGGAGAAGCCACGCAAGGTCCCGGCCAAGCGGGTCTCGTCTCGCTGATCCTCGATGAGGGTCATTGCTCCATTCACGACTCGCCATCCCGACGCCGAGCGAGCGCTGCGAGAGCACGCGCCAGGCGCCGAGTGGTGGGACGTGAGCGAGAGCCTCTTCAGTTATTCACAACTTGTGGAAGACCTGTGGAAAACCGGAGAGTCCTTCCTGATCGTCGAGCACGACATCGAGGTCAACCAGAAAGCACTGGCCCAGGCCAAGCACTGCAACTGCTCTTGGGGAGTGAGCCCCTACAAAGCCTCGAGTTTCTACGGCTTCGAGGAGGCCCCCCTCCTCTCCACGGCGCTCGGATTCACGAGGTTCGGAGCATCACTGCTCAGAGAGTTCCCAGATGCGGTCTCTCGAGCGAACGCCATCGACGATGAAGGCTCGATCTGCCCTCCGGGGGACTGGCGTCGGTTCGATGCTCGGCTCTACTCGGTGCTGACCGACCCCAAGAACGGTGGCCGCAGGCCTCACATCCACGCAGAGGTGATTCATCACCATCACTACTCAAACTACGGTTGCTCATGCGGCCGAGACCACGAGGAGGCCTGATGGCCAAGCGCATTGACGGCTCGGACACCGTCGACAACGCCACGCACCTTCTCCACCGCCTCCAGGCTGATGGCTGGGTCACTCAGTCGGTCAAGGCTGACTTCGAGTACGGGGAGATTCCTGGTGGCCGGGCAAAGATCCCGGTCAGGTCTTTCGTCATCGTAGAGTTGATCCCTGGGAGGGACTGATGGAGAGACTGAGCATGGAAGACAGCGAAGAGCAGTGGGCGATTCATCGCTACCGCTACGAGGTGGCGGCCTCCTTCACCGAGGATGACGACACGGTCCTTGATGCTGCGTGCGGCATTGGGTACGGCCAGGAGATCCTCAAGGGGGTCTGGATCGGTGCCGACAAGAACCCCCCGACCTTCGATACTGTCACCGTCGATCTGAACACCTGGGAGCCTCCCTTCGACTATGACGTTTTCGTCGGGCTCGAGACCATTGAGCATCTGTCTGACTACACGGCCTACGCCCTTGCTGCCAAGCGTGCCAAGCGCTACATCGTCATCTCGACGCCGATCATCCCGACGATGCACTTCAACCCCTACCACCTCCAAGACTTCACCAGGGAGTCCCTGGAAGAGGTCTTCTCGGACTGGAAGATCGCCCACTTCGAGTACCAGATCGACCCTGTTCTCGGCTACGAGACCTACGGAATCTGGTGTTTCGAGCGATGAACTTGAATCTTGGCTGTGGCTTCTGGCCTGTGGCCGGGTGGACGAATGTCGATCTCAACCCCGAGACGAGCCGCTACGTGGACATCTGGGCATCGGTGACCGACTTGCCCTTCCCCGATGGCTCCGCTGACCGGATCTACTGCGGTCATCTGCTCGAGCACTTGGGCTACGACTCGGACGCCCCGGCAGCCCTTCGTGAGATGGCTCGAGTCCTGGCCCCTGGGGGCTCTATCTGCGTGGTGGGTCCTGACATGGACCGAGTGCTGGAAGGCGATGACGACGCCTGGGGATGGCCGGGTGGGAAACCGATGCTCATCAATGCGGTGGAGGGGCGTCCAGCGCCCGGTGAGGTAGTGGCACCGGGGGTCGCACACGAATGGATAGCAACTGAGGAGAACACGCTCGCTCTGGTCCGCTCGGTGTTTCCGAGTGCCTACGCCGTCCCGATCGGCAGCCTCCAAGGATGGCCTTCGCACGATTACGCCGAATGGCAGTGCGCGGTGGTCGTGTGATGCGAGTCAAGTGATGAAGGTAGCGGTCTACACCTGCGTCACCAACGGCTACGACTCCCTCCTCTACCACCCCAACATCCCTGGAGTGAGCTTCATCTGCTTCACCGACAAGGAGCCTGCTGATGCTCGAGGCTGGGACATCGAACTCTTGGAGGACCTCGGCCTCTCGCCCCGGATGGCAGCAAAGCGCCCGAAGATCATGGCCCCCCAGCGAGAACTGGCCGACTACGACTACACGATCTGGGTGGATGGGAACTGCCAGATCGTCGGTGAGGACGCAGTCGAGGGCATCCTGTCCTATCTCGACCACGAGGACTTCGCTCTGCACGCTCACCCCGGTCGGGACTGCATCTACGACGAGGCGCAGGCGTCCCTCAACGTGCCCCTGAAGTACGACGACCAGCCAGTCCTCACCCAGGCCGCTCACTACCGAGCAGAGGGTCACCCCGAGCACTGGGGGCTGTGGGCCTGTGGCTCGATGGCCCGGCGACGTTCTGGCGCCATGGACGACCTCATGGTCGACTGGATGCTGGAGAACGAGGAGTGGACGATCCAAGATCAGATCAGCCTCCCCTTCGTGCTCCGCAAGCATGGGATGAGACCGGCATCCTTCCCCTACGGTCAGAACGTCAACCCACTTCTGAGGATCTGCCCGCACGATCGGATCGACTGATGACCAAGGTGGTCGTCCCCTACACCGAGAAGCACCCTGAAGTCTTGGCTGCACTCGCTGGCTCTGACCTCCAGGCCTTCAAGGTCGGTGACGACGACCGGTACTGGAAGTTGCTCAAGAAACTCTGGACCAAGGGTGAGGACTTCATCATCGTCGAGCATGACATCGTGATCCGGCCCGACACGATCAGCGGCTTTGACGAGTGTCCTGAGCCCTGGTGCGTGGCTCCCTACCCCTTCGCACACCGGCTCTGTGCTGGCCTCGGCTGCGTGAGATTCCGCAAGGAACTGCTCCGAGACTTCCCTGAGATCATGGACGAGGTGGACAAGCGTGAGCACCCGCGCTTCCCCGGCAAGCGCAACTGGCGCACGCTGGACTCGTGCATCAGGGAGTTGCTCTGGGCTCGAGGCATCGAGCGCTGCTGGCATGACCCGGTCGGGCATCTTGGGAAGCATGGCTGTGAGTGCGGCGATCACAAACTAGAGCCTGAAGGGGTCAGCGACTCCCAGTGGCAGCACCTCGAAAGGAGTTGAGATGGTCACGCCGTATGTCCCCACCGTCTTCAGCACCCCCATCCTCAACCCAGCGGTCGGCTCGGTCGGACCCCCTTCGCTCCCCTACCTCTCGCTGTCGCAGTACAGGGCCGCTCCCACCGCCATGAACACGAAGGTCTTGGAGCCCGGCGCGGATGCTCCTACTCAGGCTCAGGTGCTCGCTGACGTGATCGACCGCGCATCCTCGACTGCCAACGAGATGTGCTTCGGGGCTGACCCCTCGGACTCTGGTGCTGGCCTTGCTGCGAGCCTCTCGATCGAGTCGGTGACGACCAGGGTCAAGGGTGGACAACTCCGCTTGGTCTGCGCTTACAAGCCGATTCGATCGGTCATCGGAGTCGACGTGGGACCGAACCCCTCGAGCCTGGCTACGATCGGTGAGGGCTTCGCCAGCGCCATCTCCTTCGGTGTCAGGACCATCTACCTGCCCCTGTACGGCGTTCCTGTGCGTCAAGGGGACAGTGGGAGCCCTGTCACCCCTTGGGGATGGCCTGCGACTCCCTGGGGGTCTTCAGGATGGTCTGTCTACGCAGTCTGGTCCTACGTCCATGGCTACGCTCACACGGCTCTCGCTGCTGACGTGGCCAAGGGCGCTACCACTTGCCAGGTCACGGCCACTGACGGCAACGGTGGCGTCTGGGGGATCATCCCGGGCATGACCTACCTGCGTGTCGTCGATGGAGATGTCACCGAGCGGGTGCTGGTCAAGGCGATCACCCCAGGGACCGACACGGCCACGCTGACAGTGAGTGCCTTCGCCAACGCTCACACGCTCCCCGATGCTCCCGACTTCATCCCGATGACCGCGCTGACCTCTGGTATCGAGCAGGCCCTCATCTCGATCACCACGGCGCTCATCAAGGTCCGAGGGGTCAAGTCCTACGTCATGGCTTCGACGCCTGGCTCAGCCCCGGCCAAGGAGGTTCTGGCTCAGGCTGGCGCCACCGGGGACTGGGCGACCGCTGACCGGCTGCTGAACCCCTACAAGATCCGCACGAAGTCGAAGGTCTGATGGGCAGAGTCGCAGTTCGAGAGGCGATCCAGGCGCAGATCCAAGATGCGGCCATCCCCTATGTCGGTACGGTCTTCCCGGCCCGGCCCGTCATCATGCAGGAGCAGTCCTACACCCAGACGCTCGAGGGGATGGCCACTGAGGCCTCCGATGCTGGCTCGGCTTGCGTCATCGTGGTCAACTTGCCCGAGGACAACCGGCTGAGGATGACCAACACTGGCCGAGGCCACGTCGACGACACGAACAAGCACAAGATCGTGCTCGAACTCTGGTTCGCATCGGTCTCGGGGGCTGCCATCCAGGCCCAACTCGACTACGACTCGATCGTCGATGCGTTGTTCGCCAACATCCGAGCGAACCCGACCCCAGGCGGCTCTGCTGTCGTCTGGTCGGCTGGTGAGTACAGGGCTGGCATCAACCACGAGCAGTCGCAACCCCATACCCCCGACGAAGGCCTGACCATCCTCATCAACGGAGCGATTTCGTATGAGGCTTGGGAATGGATCGCCGGGACTGACATCTAACCGAAAGGACCAGAGATGAACCTCTGCAAGAACACCGACTACCAGCGCCGGATCTGGACCACCCTCGTCAATGACGACACCGGCACCACGCTCGAACTGGGGCCTGACGAGAGCGCCCACGTCGATGTCCCAGACGACTTCGAGGACCCCTACCTCAAGGTGGTCCCCGAGAAGCCTTCCCGCAAGAGCCCTAGCCCATCAGTTGACAAGTCCACCCAAGAAGAGGGCGCCTCGGCGTCCACCGAAACCAAGGAGTAAGACATGGCCGGAGGAACAGGCGTTGCCTATCCAGTAGCACTGACTGAAGTCGGCCTCGCCGTCGAGGTCACCAAGGGAACTCCCGTCGTGCCAGCGTTCTGGCTGCCGGTCAAGTCCCCCAAGTACAAGCCGAACCAGATGGTCCTTCCCGACGAGACCTTGCAGGGCTCGATGGTCAAGGTCTTCGATGATGTCCTCGGGATGTCCTATGACAGCCATGGATGGGACTCCTACCCATACCTGGACTCCTTCCCGAACCTCGTCCGGGCAGAACTCGGCTCGACGGACAACAAGACCGTGGCCGGTGCTGCCACGACCATCGCGTCGACCGTCGCAGCCGGTGACAATTCGATCCACACGGTGCTCAGCGTCGCTGCAGGGTCCTACATCGTCATCGGATCTGGCGCCACGCTAGAGGTCAAGATCACCGGGACACCGACTGGGTCAGCAAACCCCTTCACGATCCCTGTGACGACCCCGATGCTCTACGGTCACGCCGCGGCTGAGGCCGTGACCCCGCTGACGCAGCACGCCTTCTCGCTGCTCAACAACGCCAACCAGGGGCAGCCCCCTTCCTACACGCTCACCGACTATGACGGTGAGGAGTGGAGGCAGATGTCCGCATGTCAACTCGATGAGTTGACGATCAAGGGCAACGGTACCGGCCTCCTGGGCTACACCTGCTCGTGGATGGGCAACAACGCCACCACGCCGAGCGCGCCTTCACCGTCCTTCTCGGGCACGCAGACGCCTGCTCCGTGGACGTTGCAGGCCCTCATCGGTGGAGTCCAGGTGACCACGGTGCTGGACTGGGAGTTCGCCCTCAAGCGTCAGGTGAAGCCGATCCCGGCCCTCACCGGCACGAAGGCCTACTTTCAGTACATGGCCAACGCGATCCTGACGACAGGGAAGTTGACCATCTTGGAGCAGTCGGGTTCGCCATGGCTGGCCGACTTCGAGAACGGCACTCGCCTGACCCTCGACTTCACGGTCTTCGACCTCCAGAACGGGGCTGCGATGACGATCCACTGCTCGAAGGCGCAGTTCATCACTGGTGAACTCGACAGGTCGAAGGAGTACGTGGAAGTCCCGCTGGATGTCCAGTTGCTCCCCACCTCGACCGATGCTCTCGCTGGGGGCGTGTCCCCGGTGAAGATCACCATCGCGAACAGTCAAAGCACGATTTACTAGAGCCAAGTAGTACCTAAGAGAACCAACAGAAAGAGAGAACCAGATGAGCAGGCAGGTAGAGATCCCCGGAGGGTTCGCCACCCTCCGGGAGGCGGCTGACTTCAGAGGGAAAGACCGCAACGTGGTCAAGGCAGCAGCCATGGCCGCAACACCGACCATCCTGAAGATGCCGGAAGTAGTACGCGAGGGGCCACTCGAAGGGGAGACTCCTGAAGAGACGGCTGAGCGCCTCGCACCGTTTATGGAGGGTGTGCCGTTGGACATGGATGACACACAGGCCTTGATCCAGTTGCGTCAGGCCACCATGGTCGCCACGTTGGAGTCGTGGACCCTTGACCTACCGTTGCCCACGACGATGAAGGCGATGGGAGAACTTCCAGGGGACCTCTACGATGCCCTCGACGCTGCCAACGGTGGGATCACGACCGCAGTTGCGAACGCCACGAACTTTGACGAGTCGCCCGACAAGGATTCCCCTACTGGGGGCTCTTCGTCCTCCGAAGAGCCCTTGATGGAGAGTCAGCCCAGCCTGTCGACCCCGACATCGCTGACCGATGGCGATCCTACGTCTGGAGAGGACTCTTCCCTGGAGCAGTAACCGACCATCAGGACTTCCTCGCCCGGATCAATGCGACCGATGCCGACTGGGACATCGCGTTCAAGGACTTGGAGAACAAGAGGGAGAAGGAAGCCATGGACAAGGCGAGGAAGTAGATGGCCATCACAGTCGACGTATCGAAGACGATTCTTGGGATCGACGCTTTGACTGTGAGAATGGACCTGGCCACCGAGGACATCGTTGCTGATGCCCTTCGACTCTTCCAACTTGCTGGCAAAGCAGAAGCCCCAGTCGGCACACCCGGAAACACGACGAACCCCCCCGGTGACCTTGCACGCTCCATCAGCGTGTCAGGACCCATCGGGGGGGACGGTGTGTATTCGGGGAAGGTTGGACCGACCACTATCTACGGTCGCCAGCGTGAGTTGGGCGGTGCCATCAGGCCGGTCTACGCCTCCTTCCTCCACTTCTTCCGCTGGGGCAAAGAGGAGTTCAGGTTCCGCGTCTTTCAGGAAGGTGACCACTACATGCGCCGTGCCTACAAGGAGACCTTGCCTAACGTGGAGATCATGGCCCAAGAGAGAGTCGCTCGAGTAATCGTGGAGATCCCCTAATGCCAGGTGAGGGCTACCTTCCCCCAGTTGTAGTCGAGGTCACTGGCGAGGACGCTTCCTTCGTCGCCACCATGGCCCGGGACAAGGCCATCCTCGTCGACTTTGCGCG